CCGACGAACTGGAGAATTCCAGTGACGTCGATGAAGTCCCCGAACCCCAATTGGGTTCGTCAGGACGTATCTACGAAGATCCATTTCGGATCCTCGCAGCATGGGCTTTCGCATCTCAATATTTAGATGAGAAGCCAAAGATTAACGTCTGGCCCGGTGGTTGCCACCGGTTGCAAGACAAGATCAGTCCCCGCCTATGCGGGTCTGACCGAAAGAATGCTACTTGGTTTACCAAGATAGCAAATCATGATGAAAAGATGTACTTACTTTTCAATCATACGCACTGGGGTCATAAGATCCAAAGTGCGAGGAAGGCCAAACCTTCCAGTTCGGAAAATCCTCTAAGGAATTTCGCGAACACACTCTTTAGAAGAATAAGTTTCTTCTTAAGGGGAAAGCCCGATCCTCTGTGGACAGCGGACGAGCTGGCGTGTGCTGCAGATTATTCTGAGCCACGCAATAAGACCTATAGAGCCCAAAGGCTCATAGAGGTCCTGAAAACCGTTGACGGACTATTCAGTCAACGGTACCTCTCATACCCAGAAGAAGTCTGGACATGGGAGAAGTACGATCTGTTTGTCCTTCAAGGAATACAGATCCTCCTTACCGACGAATTTTTCGACGGTGAGGTCAAAGACCAGGCATTAGATGACCAGGTCACGTTTTACGAAGAGCTCAAGAGGTCTCGTAAAAGGTTTAAACATGTTATACACATGGATAAACCGGAGGACGGAATCGCCTCCATGCTGGATACACCAAGATGGATCCAAGCATTCTTACTCCCTGTTTGGAACAGGGCAGTAAGACATGAGGGTTTCTCAAGGTTATACCTTGCAGGAACCCTGTCCCAGACACGTGGATCTGGGACCCCACCTCCTTTGGTCGTCTTACGATCAAAAAGGAAGTTCTTACTGTCGGTGGACTCAGTTCCACCCACAGTAACAAATAACGACCGAGGACTTTTCCTCGCCGCTATGGATGATGTGATGGAGGAATTGCCTGATCACATCTTTACGGGACTTGACACAAAAGCTCGTGTCACAGTAACCGGCTCTGCATGTTGGGAAGCCAACAGGAGAGAGGGCGGAACCGCCCAAGCCATACTTGAACTAATGTTGAAGTATGAGAACATGCCTATCCCAGAACTAGATCTGGAGACGGGTAAAATACTCAAATTCACCAATAAGGATGATTTTGAGTCAATAGGCACTGCGATATTCTTCGCATGCCTAGACGAAGTACTCCATACAAAGCCGGAGGAACTTCGAGAGGTCCACCTCACCGTTGTGAGGGAACCTAGCAAGGCCCGGGTAGTAACCAAGGGCCGTGCGGCATTGAAACTTGTCCTAGACACCGTTTCAAAGATATGCTCGTATCCCTTAAAGAAGGGATTCTCGAGCTCAGCATCCGGGATGGGGAAATCCCACCACGGATGGAATCTCTTCAAGGACTTTACCTCTGAAGAGATGCATGACCTCCTCTTCCGGGAAAACCGGGAGAGGAGGGTTGAAGATTCTTTCAATGATCACATTGATAGAACCTTGTACTGGGAAGATCTATTCTTCTCTAGTACTGATTACCAAGAGGCCACTGACCGAATGGTACACGCATTTGCTCAGCCTGTGGCTGAGAAATGGATGCGTAAGTGCGGGATTCCCCCGGTCTTACGCGGAATCGTCCATTGTGTCTGTTTCAGACCAAGGAAGATTTACTTCACGGGCACAGGCCCGTTAAGTAAAATCGGTAGACCCGAGGAAGGTCCCGATTTGAGGAGCGTAACCCTGTACAGGGGCGTCCTCATGGGAGATCCACTCACCAAAGTGATTCTCCACTTCTCGAATATCTTGACGAGAAGAGTCGGCGAGGGCATAGCCACCGGCGACTTATTCAGGCATTTTCGGAATTCGTCCGAATTGGCTGAAGCTTTCTTCCTAGGAGTTAAGGAAGAACAGCACACCATACACCTAGCAAATGGCTAGGTGTACTGATCAGGGTCTGTGACCATTTGCCACAGTACCCGTCGTAACAGGGCTCCT